CGACCCCTGTGCTAATTGTCAGAAATCCGGCAAGACATTTCCGGACGACAAGTGCAAAAAATGTGATGACTGGCGCGATGAGCGAACCTGGATAAAAACCAATCCGAATCTGGGCGTCTCTCTCGGGCCCGAATATTTGCGCGAGAAAGTGCGCGAGGCTATCGGGATGCCCGCCAAACAGAATATCGTCAAACGCCTGAACTTCTGTATCTGGACCGAGCAGGAGAGCCGTTGGCTTGATCTCGATCTCTGGGATAATGGCTCCGATCCGATCGATCTCGAGTCCTTGATTGGCCGTCAATGTTTCGCCGGTCTCGATCTCTCTTCGAATAGGGATTTAACTGCTTGTACGCTCGTTTTTCCTCCTGAAGATCCAGTCGGGCGCTGGATCGTGCTTGTACGCTTCTGGATTCCCGAGGAAAATGTTAAGGCCCGTGTTGAAAGGGATCTGGTGCCCTATGATGTGTGGATCCGTGAGGGCTATATTGAGACCACGCCCGGGAACGTAGTGGATAAGGATTTTATCGAAAAGGCGATTTTAGATGACGCGAGAAAATATCGCATGCTTCGCATCGGCTACGATAAAATGTATGCCGAGCATATGGTTCAACATTTGGAGCTAAACCGTCCTGGCTATGTACCCGATGTGGTCGTCGATCCTCTAACGGGAACTACGGAAAAACAATGGTGTATACAGATACGCCCGGGTTGGAGTCTCGCCTCCGCTTCCAAGGAATTGGACAGCCTGATATTAGGTAAAAAGATACAACATGGTGGCAATCCTGTTCTGCGTTGGAATGCTGGCAATGCGACCGTAAAGATGAACGAACATGGAGACTACTGGCCGGTAAAAATCGCCGATAAAAAACGAATTGATGGGATTGAAGCTCTCGTGATCGGTCTCGCCCGTGCGATCGTGGAACCCCCGGAGGACACGGGCAAATCCGTCTACGACGAAAGGCCGCCGCTGACGTTGTGAAAGGACCTAACCATGAAGATCAAGATCGTAAGCGACGGCACGACCTATAATACCTGCATCTATGACGTCCAGTCGGGAAAAGAAATCAAGGACATCGTAGCGCTGAAGTGGGAATTTGATTGCCGCACGAAAAGAGCGGAATGTTTGATGACCATTGTCGTCGAGCTGCCGGAGATAGAGATAGAAGGAGAAGTAAAAGTAAAAATGGAAAAGATCCCTCGCTTTCAAGGACCTACGCGCGGCCCGTGAAACTGACATGAGAGAAATTTTTAAAAGAATTTTTTTGCAGATGATCGATTTTAATGATATTATCGCCTTCATCGGACTTGCTTTCTTAGGATATGGCACGTACCAGATCTACCCGCCCGGGTCCTATATCACGATCGGGGTGATTCTATTGGCCTTCGGTCTCTGGAGGTACATCCGTCCATGAGCCTACTTGCGCGGCTGCTTACTCCCTCGGCGGGTCCATACAAGGATTGGGACGATTTCTGGTATAACCCGACCGGGTTCACTTCGAAGACGCTGTCCGGGATGCGTGTAAGTGCCGAGGCCGCGATGCGCCTCAGCGTCGTCTTCGCCTGTGTCCGGATCGTGGCCGAGACCATCGGCGTCCCGCCGTTCAAGATCTACCGTCGTCGTGGTGACGAAGGCAAAGACCCTGCACCGGATCATCCGGCCTATTACCGTCTCCATGATTCCCCCAACGATGCTCAGACCTCGCCGGAATGGCGCGAGATGATGCAGGGCCACGTCTCTCTTAGAGGCAATGCCTATAGCCGGATCGTCCGCGGCCCGCGCGGTCCGGGTGATTTCATGCTGCTCCCGATGCATCCCGATCGCGTCCTTCCCCTCGCCCTTCCCTCCGGGCGCATCGGTTATATCCACACGATCAAGAACGGCGGGAAGGAATCATTCACCCAGGATGAAGTCCTTCACCTCCGCGGCCTCTCCTCCGATGGCGTCGTGGGGCTCTCGCCCCTCGATCTCTTGCGCGAGCCGATCGGTCTGGCTATGGCGGGCGAAGCCTACGCCGCGCGCTATTTCGAAAATAACGGCGCCCCCGGCGGCTACCTGAAGCATCCCAAAGCGCTTTCCAGTACGGCCCACACCCGGCTCTTGGAGTGGATGAAGGAAAACCACCAGGGCGTCATGAACGCCCACAAGCCGAATATCTTCGAGGAGGGAATGGAATGGGTCCAGGTCGGCCTCGATCCCGAGAAGATGCAAATGGTACTCACCCGGCAGTTCCAGGTGATAGATATCGCGCGCGCCTTCCGCGTTCCGCTCCATCTTTTGAATGAGTTGACCAAACCGAGCTACGCATCGATCGAGCAGATGAGCTTGGAATTCATTACCTATGAGCGGATGCCCGACTTCGTGAAGTTCGAAAAACGGGTCGATCTCCAGCTTATCTCGCCGCGCAACGATGAATTCTTCGCCGAGTTCATGCTCGAGGGCTTCCTCCGGGGCGATATCAAGACACGCTACGAGGCATACTCCAAAGCCACAGGCGGCCCCTGGATGGCGCGCAATGAAGTCCGTATCAAGGAAAATTTAAATCCCCGCCAGGGCCTGGATGAGATTCTTTCACCGTTGAACATGGGCGGCGCCTCATCGGCCCCGGCGGTCGACGGCGAAGACGGCTCCGTCCTTCGACAGGCTCAGGACGTGGTGAGCTCGCCGAACCACGCACGGCTCACACGACTGCTGCGCGCAAGCGCCGGACGAATTTCGCGGCGCGAGATCGGCGCCGTCGAGAAGCTCTTAGTCCGCGCCGGCGGCGACATGAAGAGCTTCAAAGATTCCGTGCTCACTTTCTACGATGAACATGCCCGGTACGTCGCCGAAGCGCTCGCGATCGGCGAGGAGGCGGCCAATCGCTACGCGCTTTTCCAAGCACGGCGAATCTGCGAGGCTGCCGAGCGCGGCACCGTGCCCCATCTATTGAGCGAGTTCAAAAACAACGGATCCGAGTGGGTTCTGGCCATGACCCGCAAGGAAGGAGAAAAACATGATGAAGATCAGATCGAGGAAGTCCTACGCGAGGCTGACTAGCGAGTTTTTCCGCACGCCCTGGGCGATCCTGCCCGAGAAGCTCTGTGAGATCGCGCACGTGCTCGCCATGGCCCGCGCGGGAGAGGCGATTGTCGCCGAGGAGTGGGCGCCGCTGCGGGCCGCCTTCGAGGCCCGGGTCGCCGCCGCCCGGCGCGCTTCCGGCGCGGGAATCATGGTCATTCCCGTCTTCGGCATTATCGCCCACCGAATGAATATCATGATGCAATACTCCGGCGGGACCTCGACCGAGATGCTTGCCAAGGAATTTCGTGCGGCACTAAACGACCCAGACGTGGGGACCATCGTTCTCGACTTCGAATCGCCGGGCGGAGACGTTTTCGGTCTCCAGGAAGCGGCCGATGAGATCCGCGCGGGCCGCGAGCGCAAGCCCGTCGTCGCCGTCGCCGACGCCTACGCCGCCAGCGCCGCCTACTGGCTCGCCTCCGCCGCGAGCGAGATCTCGATTTCCCCCTCCGGCCAGGTCGGCTCGATCGGCGTCTGGGCCATGCACGAAGACATTTCCCAGATGTTGGAGATGGAGGGCATCAAGCCGACGCTGATCTCGGCGGGCAGATTCAAGACCGAGGGCAATTCCTTCGAGCCGCTCTCTGATGAAGCCCGGACCCAGATTCAAAAAGAAGTGGACGCCTACTACCGGGATTTCGTAAAAGCCGTAGCGCTCGGACGCGGCGTTACAGAAAAGACCATCAAACAGGACTTCGGCGAGGGCCGGATGATCCTGGCCGATGAAGCGCTCAAGCTCGGCATGGTCGACCGGATCGAAACCCTCGAGCAGGTGCTTACACGACTGAAGAGCGCGGGAACAAAACCAGGAAGGGGAATGGCGAAGGGCGGATTGCGGATTGCGGACGATGAAGACCAAGGGGATGCACCCGGAGAGCGCGAGACGATAACTGTCCAAGCCAGCAACCGCGAGGAAGCGCCCGCTGCGCCTGATCCGGCGCCGGCCCTAGAGACGGTCGCGGAAACTCCTTCGGCCTGCGGTTTTGCCTCGGATTTGACGCGCAGAGAGTGGGATTTGAGACTCCGCGAATTGGAGAGCTGATGGATTCGACCATTCGACGGGCTCATGGTGGTGAGCCTGCCCTTCGACTTGCTCCCTTCGGGTCTGAGCCTCAGGGTCGAAGACAGGGCCCTGAGTTTTATCGAAGGGTCGAACCACAAAGCTCACCATCATGGTGAGGGAAATCGAACCAGAAAA